TACTTTATTGAATACAAGAGATTAAAAGACTGTGAGCCTAGTGGTTACGACGATCATAGAGATAAAGAATAATACTTAATAGGAATGATTCTTAATAATAAATAGAACAATTATGCCAGAAGCAAAAACAAAGAAGTTCAAAGCACCTACTAGTAAAGAAATGGCAGAGAGATGGTGTAACGATGAAAGAATGAACTCTATTGGGTTATTAGTACAAACAGAGATCGCTTTAAGAGGTCACATGGCTAGATTAACAGAGACTTCAGAAGACATGAGTATTACCAAGGAAGGTAAAGAAACTAAACTAGACAGACTAAAAGAAGAGATAGAGGGAGCAACAAAGAATATCGCTAGATTCAAAGAGGTTATTAAGAACATTGAAGACATTGAGAAAGATGTATTAGTGTTGTGGAAGTAATATATTTTTTTGCCTAGCTTATTAGGAATGACTCCTAATAGTTCAGGATTAAAACAGGATTTATGCCAAAGTCAGATACACAGTTCAAACCAGGACAGTCTGGTAACCCAAAGGGGCGACCGAAAGGAAGTGGGCTCAAGTTAACTACGCTCTTAAAAGAGAAGCTAGAACTAATACCTAAGGGGGGAAGACAAAGTTATAAGGAGATGTTTATAGAGTCATTACTAGACAAGGCATTAGTTACAGGGGACATGAATAGTTATAAGCTGATCCTTAATTATGTAGACGGACTACCTAAACAAACAGTAGAGCAAAACATAACGGTTAAGAAATATGACTGGGGAGACTATGAAGACGAGGAGATAAAAGAATAATATATTATTTATCTGCCATTGTGCGACCGTTCCTTTCGGTTAACATAATGGTGGATTGAAAGGAAAGTAATATGAAGTATGAAGAACACAACTGTTTATGTTGTGGAAAAGAGTTAGAACCAAAGAAATGGGTCGGCAAGAGGATCTACTACGAGTTAAGAAAGAGGTTTAATGAGAGAAAGTTCTGTGACAATGTTTGTAGGAGTAAGCAGTTAAGCATTGACGGTGCTGGAGATAAGAATTACTTTTATGGAAAGAGCCTTACTCCATGGAACAAGCGGAAGGAAGACTATTGGGAGTGGACTGATAACTGTGGTTACATTCGTGCTAATACAAGAGATGGCAATAAGGTTGTTGTTAAGCTAAAACACAGAGCCATTGTTGAGGATAGTATTGGAAGAGAGTTGTTAGCAGAAGAGCACATTCATCACATAGACTTTGACAAGACAAACAACTCCATTGAAAACCTGATGATTGTTAGCAACTCAGAACACGCAAAGATACATTGGGCTTATTTACAAAATAATGTATTAGAAAATGTCTAAGGTAATAATATATAATCCACGAGCATGGACTAGAAGATTCCATGAGTCAAAGGAAAGATGGAAGGTTCTGATTATACATCGTCGGGCTGGAAAAAGTTACGCTAGTGTTAACCATCTGATACGAGACGCAATGCAGATAACTAACGGTAGATTTTCGTACATTTCTCCAACTTATCGTCAGGGGAAGGGAATAATTTGGGATATTTTGAAAGAGTGTACTAAGGATATAGACGGAGTTACATTCAATGAGAGTGAGCTTAGAGCAGATTTCATGAACGGTAGCAGAATAAGACTTTACGGTGCAGACAATCCTGACGCATTGCGTGGAATCTCGCTAGACGGAGTGGTGTTTGATGAGTACTCACAACAGCCTAGTAATATCTTTACCGAGATCATTAGACCAGCACTAGCAGATAGGAAAGGTTACGCTATATGGATTGGTACTCCTAAAGGGATGAACGCTTTTTATGAGTTGTATGAGAAGAACAGAGACAACCCCAAGTGGTTTACGCAATTACTTACGGTAGACGATACCAATGTGTTAGAGAAGGAGGAGTTAGCAGATGCACAGGAGATGATGGATCCAGATGAGTTTAGTCAAGAGTTCTACTGTTCATTTGAGGCTTCACTTAAAGGAGCGTACTACTCTAACCAGCTGGAGAAGGCAAGAGCACAGGGTAGAATTACTAGAGTTCCTTATGAGTCTGGCCTACCAGTGTATACATTCTGGGATCTGGGTATAGGAGATAGTACAAGTATATGGTTCATGCAGATCATCAATAACGAATATAGGTTTATAGACTACTACGAGAATGAAGGAGAAGCCTTACAGCATTACATTAAAGTGTGCCAAGAAAAGGAATATATATACGACTCACACTATGCACCACATGATATAGAGGTGCGAGAGCTTACTACAGGGGTCACAAGATGGGAGACTGCACAGAAATTAGGGATAACCTTTAAGATAGTACCTAGAGTTCCTTCACTTGCTGATGGTATACAGGCAACAAGAGCCATCTTTCATAAGTGTTGGTTTGATAAGGATGGATGCTTTGCTGGTATTAACTCCTTAATGGCCTACAAGAAGAGATGGAACGAGAAGATGCAGATCTTCAGTGACACACCAGAACATAACTGGGCTAGTCATGGGGCAGACGCATTTAGACAGTTCGCTCAGATCAGTAGCAGGTTAAACGCTACTAGTGAGATAGGGAACAGAGAGCAGATAGAGTATTTTAATGAAACAAGAACAAAAGCTAAACATAGATTTACATAATAGATATGCCAAAAAGCATTTACAATGTCATCAATGACTTTGAGAACGACTTTGACAACAACTCGGTAACGATTGTTGACGGGTACGAATTCAGTCAATTAGACACAGTCAAGAAGATTAACAGGTATTACGCTGGAAAGTTTGATTCAGGTAACTCAGATGAGTTCGGGAGAAAGTTCTTCTATAACTTTACTAAGCCAAGAGTAAAGAACGCCCAGAAGAACATTGATATTGATACAAAGAACATAGAGTTAATGGCAGTTAAGCCAGAAGACTATTCAAAGGTGTGGTTACTTAGACGAGAGTTAGACCTATTCATGCGAGACTCTAAGATGGGAAAGAAGCTTAACGAGATCACAGCAACACTTCCTAAGTATGGAACGGTTGCGGTTAAGCGTGTAGGAGGTGAAGAGATCTTTGAAATGGTGGACTTACGGAACTTTAAGAATGATATGACTGCTAGTTCATTAAAGAACAGTTGGCGGTTAGAAGAGCATTATTACACTCCTAGTGAGCTACGAGAGAAGAAGGGATGGGATAAGGAGAACATTGAGAACGCAATAGAGAACTTCTCTACATACCGTAAAGAGAATTACGTTACTGCAAAGGATAAGTACGAAGAACAAATGGGTAACGCTAAGTTCATCAGAGTGGTAGAGCTTACTGCAGAGATGGAAGAGATGTTTATTACAGGAGACTACGATGATAAAGATATCGTTCCACAGATGTGGGTAGTAGTTATGCCAGAGAACACAGGTGGACAGAAGGCTGAGGGTGAAGGACTAGAACTATTCAGTGAAAAACTAACAACAAAAGAGTATAGAGAGAAGATCTACAAGGAATTACATTATGATAAAGAGATAGGTAGATGGTTAGGATACGGTGTAGTTGAAGACATGTTTGAGATGCAAGAGCTGAAGAACACACAAGTTAACTACGAGATCAAGGCAATGGAGTTGGCTAACCTAATATTACTGGCTACTAATGATAAGAACTTTGCTAAGAATGTGCTGACTGACTTGATGAGTGGTGATGTTATCCAGGTTGAAGGAGCTATCAGTAGGATCCCTACAGAGGTGAGATCAATGAATGTTAACAGTCAAGTGGCACAGCAAGTAGATAGTCTAAGCAATGAGCTATCAAATAGCTTTGAGGCTACTACAGGTGAGTCAATGCCATCAGGTACACCGTTCAGACTAGGCTTGATGCTTAACCGTAACGCTAATAAGTTGTTTGACTTCATTAGACAGAACTATGGTTTATTCCTAGAAGAGTTGATTCAAGACTGGATCGTTCCTGAGTTGATGAAGAAGATCAGCAATGAACATATCCTACAGATCACAGACAAAGACGAGTACGAATACCTAGCAAGAGAGGTTGGTAAGAAGCAGGCGTGGGATGCAGTTAAGAATGCAGTGATGGATACAGGTAAATTCCCAACAGCAGAAGAAGCTCAACAGTTAGAGGATCTATTAACACAGAGAGCTACATCAACTAACGGAATGGCAATTAACATAGCTAAGGACTTCTACAAGGATGTAGAGTTCAAGGTAGTAGTAACAGATGAGAGTTTAGATAAGACTGAGAGAATTACAACGCTAACAACTATCTTGCAGTTGCTAGGAGCAAGTCCACAGTTGATTGAGAGTCCTGTATTACAAGAGTTATTAAACCTATCAGGATTGAGTGAGATAGACATCCAGAAGACACAGGCACAGGTTATGCCACCAGAACAGCCACAGGGTCCACAACAAGCTCCACAGGGGCAAATTGGGGCTCCTACAGGCCCAGCAGACGCTAACATAAGCACAGAATAGTATGGATAACAAAAAGCTAGAACAATTAGCACAGAGTGACTATTTCGTATTACTAGAAGAGTTACTAGAAGAACAAGTAGCAGAGCTTAGAGAGATGCCATATACAGGTAAGAGACACGATGTAATAGCCCTAGACGCACTTAGTCGTCAGAAGGCGATCAAGATCATAAGAGACATTATTAGTTTAGTAGAGCGTTCAATAGCCAACCCAAAGGGTGGTGAAAGACGATCATTTAAATAACGGGAATAAACCCATAATAAATTAAATAGGGAACAAACCCTTAAAAACTATATGACAGAAGAACTCAAGGACAGCGTTACTCCTAATGAAACAAACGCAGATGAGCAAACATCTAATGAAACCAATGAAGAACTAACTCTATCAAGTGATGAGTTAGACATGCTAGACGATGATACTTCAAAGAAGTTCAAGACAGCTATTGCCCAAAAGCAATACTGGAGGGACAAGTTTAAGGAACAAGAGGAAGCTTCAAAAAAGCTTCAAGGTGATCTAGAGGCCTTAAAGCCGAAGGAAGAACCCAAGAAGGAATCAGCGTCTAGCGAGAAACCAGCAGAGTCCGACCAACTACAAGCTATTGAGCTACGGTTTGATAATCCAAAGTTAACAATGGATCAAGTCAAGATGGCTATGAAGTACGCTAATGTTGAAGGAAAGACTCCGCAAGAAATAATTAAATCACCATATTTTCAGTCTATGGTGAATGAAGAGTCTCGTGAAAACAGAGTAGAGGATGCAATTACTAACTCTAGTGATAGAGGAGGTACTGGCACAACGAACTTTGAGAAGATCGCAGCAGATGATACTGGCGAGTTATATAAAGCTTTGACTCCTGAAAAGAAGGCAGAGTTTAGAAAATACCAAGTCGGAGCAACTGATGCTAACGGTCTTAGATTCGTAAAGAGATAATTTGTTCTCTTATAGCCTGAGGTATGTAACACAAACTTTATGGCTAATAGTTTAACAGCTCTAAATAAAGAAGTTTGGTCAGATGAAATGCAACTTGTCAGAGAAAAAATGACAGTAGCAATGGCGTTGGCTAACACTGAATTAAGAGCAAAATTAAGCGACGGTGATAAGGCACACAAACCTTACCGTTCAAGTTTATATGCAGTTTCTTATACTAAGGCTACTGCATTAACAGCACAAGATGTTTCAGCAACTGACGAATACTTAGATGTTGATCAAATTAAGGCTGTACCTATCTATTTGGATGACATTGATGCTATCCAGAATAGTTATGCAACAAGAGCAAGTTTCGCAAGAGACATGCAAGAAGATCTATCAAGACAAATGGATGCTGCTTTCTTACTAGAATCAGAGAATGCTACATCTAGTGTTGATGATGGTGACATCGGTGGTACTGATGGAGATCCAATTTCAGTTTCAACTTCAAATGTTAACAGCATCTTTTCAGCTGCTGGACGAAAGTTGAACCAATTGAATGTAAAACCTGACATGCGTTATGCTGTTATTACTCCTGGCATGTTAGAACAAATCCAACTTTATCTTGCAGGTAAAGATACTGCTTTCGGTGACGAAGTTGGTGCTAACGGATTAGTTGGAAGACGATTCGGATTTGAAATTTATGTTTCAAATAACTTACCTTGGGAAGGTATTTGGACTCCAGCAGACAACCCAACAGACGGAGATACTATTACTATTAACGGTGTAGTATTGACATTCAAAGCTACTCCAGTATTACCTGGTGCTATTGACATCGGTGGTTCAACTGCTGCTACTCTTGATAACATCAAGACTCTATTGGATGATCCAACAACAACTACAGCTACTGGTATTGCTTTATCACAAGCTAGCGTTGCTGCTTTGGAAGGAATTGAAACTACAGACGGAAATACTTATGTTGAGTTCTTACTACCAGGTGGTGGTGAAATTGCAGTGTCTGGTTCAGAAACTGCTGACCTTTGGTCAGACGAGGTTGTAGTTTGTCAGTTCGGACGTAAAGGTGCTGTTGACATGGTGGTACAAGCTGCTCCAAGTCTAAAAGTACAAGACGCAGAATTAAAACTAGGTGTATACTTAATTGCTTACGATTTATACGGAATCAAGACATTTGCTGATGGTGCAGATGCTCTAGTAGCAGTTGATGTAGAACCTGCAGTGTAAAATAGTAGAGGGGCGGCTTAACGGTCGCCTCTCGTTTAAGTAATAATCATGTATAGACCTTGGGGTAAAGGCTTCTAGCTTCTATACATCATAAAACTATGGGATATCCAAAAGGAAAAGTATTTAATAGACCAGTAGCCGCAAATTATTTCTCATCTGGTGGTGAAGAGTTAAATGACGTGGCAGTTGACATGATGGATTCAGATGGAAACATCATGTTGTGTGACGGTGATTCAGTACCAAGTGGAGACGCTGGATTTGCAAAAGGATGCTTATTCCGAAAGTTTGATGCTTCTGGTGACGGTTTATATCGTAATACAGGTACAACATCTAGTTGTACTTTTGAGGCATTAGACACAATTGTGGCTAGTGAAATCGTCTTAGCAGACGGTGATTCATTTGATGATTCAGGTGGATTAGAAGTTATTAAATTCGGAGTTACAGCTTCTGCTGTTAATGAAGTAAGTATTACTAATGCAGCTACAGGAAGTGGACCGATTGTTTCAGCTACTGGTGATGACGCAAACATCTCTTTGAATTTAACACCAAAGGGAAGTGCTGGTGTTGTTGTTAACGCGGCACCACAGTCTGGGTTGATGGTTTCTGTTGTTGATGACGGTGCTACAGGTGGTGGACTTAATTTATATCAAAACTCTGCATCTCCTGCAGCTGACGATGTTGTTGGAAGTGTTATTGGTACTGGTAAGAGTGACGCAGCGGCTGACGTAGTTTATGGTCAAATTTCATTAGGTATTGATGACCCATCAAGCGGCGCTGAATATGGATTGGTTTATGTTGAGGTTATGGAGAACGGTTCAGCCGTTGAATATCTAGCAATGGGAAGCGGACTTATCTCAGTTCAAAAACCAGTCTTAATGGAACAAACAGAACAGGCTTTATCTGGTGCTGGTGCAGTTGACGTGGTATCACAAACAACTAACTGGAATTGTTCTGGTGCAGTTGCTGGCACTTTAGCTGACGGTGAAGAAGGACAACGAAAAGTAATTTACTGTGGAACTTATGTTGGTAATGGAACATTAACTCCTTCTAACTTACTAGGTCTTTCAACAATTACATTTACTGCTGCTGGACAAGGAGTAGAACTAGAGTTCAGAGGAACTTCATGGGTTGTAATTGGAAACGCAGGAGCTACATTAGCTTAATTATATGGCAGTAGGAAAAACAAACTTACGCGGTGAGTCATTTCCTTTCTTACAAGTTGTGGGTAATGAAAGAACACTTGGCGCAGAAGACATTACGGTTGTTTTACAGGGCGAAGTTGGTGGTTCTCCACTTGTGGCATGGGCATTCGGTGCCACTGTCCCAACAGACGCAACAGCTGGTTATAATGTTGGATGTATATTCATTGATACTGGCGCTGGTGCTGGAACAACAATGTATATTAACGAGGGTTCAACTACTTCATGTGACTTTAACGCAGTAACATAAACGGCTTGAGGGGTGCCTTAAACTCCTCTCCCCTTTGGGGGTCTTAAAACTAAATTACTGTTCAAACTAATATGTATATATTTAAATTAGCAAACGCTGCTGGAAGTAAGATTACAGTTACTTCAACAGCGACAAGTTTGTACGATCTGCTAGATACAGCAGCAAGTACAACAAACGATCTCGCAGGAGATTTGAACGCAGTAGATTTAGTCGTAGAAGATGGTGATGTACGAATGTTAATGGATGGAAACACACCAACAGCGGCTAATGGTATATTGCTATCTTCTGGGGTAGTCTATTCGTTCAGAGGAGTTCCTCTAACAAAGATGAAACTTATTAGAACTGTGGCTGATGTGGCTATTTCAGTTCAAATTGGTAGAAGTGAAAAGGGTGAAGGGTCTAGTGCAGCTGCTTATGCTGTTACATTAGAGGCAGGTTCAGTTACAATTGGTGATGTTGGTGTTAATGATATTGGTGGAATGGACGTTCCAACTGATGACGCAAACATGCCAGCAAGTCCTAAGTTCTTCTCTATTGGTGGAGAATATAGAGCTACAGAAACAACCTATACTGACGGAGACGCAACTGTATTACAAACTGACATTAACGGATATGTTAAGGGTGTTGATAAGGCTTACGATAGTTCAACACAATCAAACAAGAGCGCAGAGGTTAATCCTTTGAACCAAGCTTATGTTGGTGAGACTTTGGCAGCAATTACTAACGGTGCTGATGGTACTTACTACTACTATGTTGACATGTCTGGTTCTAAGAACCTTGGTTTACAAATGATATTAAGTGGTGGATCAGGAACATGTACAGTAACTGCAGAAGGTACATTGCAAGATGACGGAACAGCAGCTGCAGGTTGTGTTTACACTGATGTTACTGCTGGATTGTTTGGTGTAGCTTCAACTACAGCAAGTGATATCTGGTTAGCTGATACTGACATTGCATTTAAGTATATTAGACTAAAAGTAGTGGCAGCTACTGGTGCAGCTGATGACGCTGATTGGACTTTATATTCTAAGAAACTTTATTAAAAACATATGCAAAGAAGTTCACAAAATTTTAATAAGATTAGAGTCACGAATCCTTCTACAGACGAAGGTTTAGTAGTAAATCAAGTCGGAGATGGTGAAGGGTTAGTGATTGAGAGTAGCGCAACAACTGCTGCAAGCTATGCTTTGAGTGTAGAAGCTGGTTCTGGAGCAAATCCAGCACAGTTAGCGGTTAGTGGAACTGCAGCTGATGGTTTTGTAAGAATGTCAGCTAAAGGTGCAGCTGCTCCAACAGTACACATTAAAAGAGACTTAGCTTCTGGTGATACAGCTAGTGCGGTATTCAGAGTTGAACAAGAAAACTCTGGAGACGATCAAGTTTCTCTTAGCGTAATTCAGGATGGTACTGGAACTGGTGTATACATTGACCAAAATGGAGACGGCACAGCTCTTAATCTTGATAGTGCAAGTACGGTAAACGCTCCATTAAGACTACCAAGTCTTGCAGCTGACCCAACTGGTGCTCATGTTATTGGAGACATTGCGGTTGTTTTGGGCAAACTAAAGATCTGTACGGTTGCTGGAACACCAGGGACATGGACAGTTGTTGGGGCTCAGGTAGCATAATAAACTAAAATAAACTTATGGCTAAAAGCGCAATAGAGACAGTATTAGACGGCAAAAGTCTTGCAGATCTAGTGACTGTTAAAAAGGTTAAGAAGGTTACTAAACCTAAAATGACACAGATTAAGGTTAATGCTGTGTTAGATAAACTAAAAAAAGTTGAGGAGAATAACGGACTGCTTGGGATTGCTACTAGCGAAGAGTTATTAGTAAGCCAAGTTAAAGAGATTGCTTCTAAGAGATTAGAAAAGATTGCAGAATTAACTCCTGTAGAAGAAGTATAAATAAAATAAAGTATATATGGATCATGGATTTTCAGAAGGAACAAACGGTAAGGTAACTGTGGCAAACGGTTCAACTTTAGTGTTGAGTCCTAGGACTGGTCGTAAATATGCTTTATTAGTAAATGATTCAGACGAGACAATATATGTAGCCTTAGGAGATGATGCGGTAGTCAATAGTGGCATACCGCTCTTTCCTTATGGGGGATCTCTTGAAATAGACGGAGAGCAACCATTCAAGGGTGTAGTAAGAGCGATATGTACTAGTGGAGGAAAGAATCTAACTTACTTTGACGCATAAAATATGAAATATCATTTACCTAGTAAAATAAACGATAAGACAATACGGCTGTTGAGAAACTTGCTTTATGCAATATTAACTATTGAAATAATTCATTTGGTATGGGATATGATGAGGGAAGTACTTGGGGTGCTTTAAGTGCAAACCCTTTAGTCATTCCAGGTACAATTCAAGCGAACGGTGGGATGTGGTTACCAGATGATGTAACCATTGGTTTTGGTAATACGATTTCTTCACCTTACGCTACTACGGAGTGGGTAAGTGCTACTGGAATGCTTACCTCTACTATTGGTTCTTCTTCTGTTGAACGGAACGGAACAACTGAAACACATACAGTTACAAACTTTATATTCAAACCGATTGCAAATGGTGTTACTTGGAGTAACTATGCTTACCAGGCAGCTGCAAACCTAAACTTCTTTAGGGCGCAGGGGTCTGACGGGGCAGAAGAGTCTATTGTAAACGGGGCGATATTACATAGTTCTTTCGTACAGGGGTACCACGAGGATGGTGGTGGACCTGGAGGAGGAGATTATTATGTTGGAGCTAAACAGTCATATACGGTTGATGGTGCTGTCGGGGCTGGAGCAGAGATTCCAACTCGGTGGGAATTGTCCTTAACTCCTGATGGCGGAACAACTCCTGAACTGGCTTTAGCGGTTGGAAGTGATAAGTTGGCAGAATTTAAGGGAGACGTATATGTGGCTAATAGGATTATTAGAAGTAAGTCTGTTTATGCTGGAACTGACACTACGGATGATGTGAGTTTACATGTATGTGATAGTGCTACTGCTTTCACTCTAACGGTTACAGATGGCACTCAGGATGGAGAAGAAATAAAAATAATAAATAGAGGCGCTGGGACTGTAACATTGTCTGGAAAATTAAGTTCAATAACAGCCGTATCAACATTAAGCAGTGGCGAATCAATGGTATTAAATTGGGATGTCACTGATGATGAATGGCAATAATAAAAACATATGGCAGAGTCAACATTAAGAAATACAGAATACTATTTAGAAGTAGCTAGGGGTAACATCACTGGTGCCTCTTTGGTGCACAAGTTTGGTACTACAGATATAACCACTTCAATGGCACCGATTGCCAATGCTGGTTTATATCAAACACCAACTTCTGCTGTGGCGTTAGAGTTTGTCTCAGACAGTGCTGCTGACGCACAAAACGGAGTGGGGGCAAGAGAGATTACCTTTATAGGGCTAAATTCTGCATGGGAAGAGGTATCCCAGTCTGTAGCCACGCACGCAACAGACGGAACGGTTGCCGTTTCAATCCCCACGTCACTGACAAGGCTTTATAGGTGGTATGTATCACAATCTGGTACATACGCAACACAGGCTGGCGGATCTCATCAAGGGGCGATAACTGTTAGGGTGGCAGGGGCAGGTGCTACTTGGTCTATCATCCCCAACTCACCCTTCCAGGCTGGACAATCGCAAATCGGTGTTTATACAGTTCCTCTTGGGAAGACGGCTTATTTACTTTCAAAGACTGTGTTTGTGGATTCATCAAAGACGGCAGATGTATATTTCTTTCAAAGACCGCTGGTAAATGATGTGACCACACCGTTCACAGGAACGATGAGACTTGTAGAAAGAGAGGTTGGTGTAACTGGCGGTTATGTCCAGCCATTTATTTCTCCCAAAGGTCCGTTCGTTGGTCCTTGTGATATTGGATTTATGGGTAAAATGTCAGTTGGGACTTCTGACGCATCAGTAGAATTTGAATTATTACTAACAGATAACTAGTTAAAATATAAATATGGGATTACAATATCCAAAAAGAAAATCGGAGGGGCTAATCTTCAGAGAGACCTTCGTCAATTCAGACTATATCTCTGATAATGGTGGTGTTGCCAGTGTCGGTAGTTTTGCCGCTGCTGACAATGGGCTACTGTTTAATGATGACACTTGTATTGACTACGCTAGACCAGAAATAAACAATTTATTCAAGACTGGTGTTTTTAGCATGAGAGTAGGAATGGACATGACAAATGTTGGTACAGATGGTGGGCCAATTATTGGTTGGTATGCAGATAATGATAATCGTTTCTACCTAGAGTTACCTAGAGGTGGT